CCTAGAAAGAGGCACAAGTTCACCTGTCTTTGGTGTGGGAAAGTCGGTGAGACATGGAATTCAGTACCCCGTAAATTTTGTTCTCCAAGTTGCAGAACAGCCTGGCGTAACTCCCACGAAAAGCCTAGAGGATCCACTTTTGGGTGTGGAGGTTACTATTACTGCCCTGACGGGAAAAAGATTTGGATGCGTTCTAGCTGGGAACGAGCATTTGCCGATTTCCTAGATTCATTAGGACTAAGGTGGGAATACGAACCGCGTGTTTTTCGATTACCCGATGGCAAAGGGTATACACCAGATTTCTATATTGCTGATGTGGACAGTGGGTAGAAATTAAAGGCTTTTGGCGAGATGCAGAGAGCCGAAATAAGGTAGCTATGTTCAAGCAGCACTATAGTCAGCTAGTCTTAGATGTGGTTGTTGGCGAGGAAGAATTGAACGGCTATAAAAACTGGCTAATGACTTATTTTGGCATTTCAGGAGGTGGCATAAAGTGTGAATAGGTTGAAAGATTTAGACGCTGTAGAAGTGTCCCTCGTCCCACGCGGGGCAAATAAAAAGAAGTTCCTAATTTTCAAGGAGGATGATTCACCTATGGAAGAAATTCTGAAAGCTGTTTTAGAAACCGAACTTGATGACGAGAACAAGGTCGAGGAAGTCCTGAAGGCAGCAAAGCTGTCCGGTAAGGCACAGAACGCCGTAAAAGGAGCCTTACGACTTCTTAATGCATATAAAGATGAGCTGCCGAAGGACATCATGAAGACCCTAGCTGAATTGGCTGGCTACGGCTACCCTGCGCCGACCGAGAAAGCTAAGGATAAGGACAAAGACAAAGAGAAGGAAAAATATGGCTATCCTGCTCCTACTAAAAAAGAGGACGGTAGCTATGACTTTTCCGGCATTCCTGAGGAAGTCCGCCCAGCCGTAGAAGCTCTCTGGAAAGAGCAGCAGGAAGCCGTCAAGAAAGCTGAAAAGCTTGAGAAAGTGCTGAAAGAAGAGCGCGACAAGCAACTTCGCAAGGAGTTTATTCAGAAAGCCGCTGACGAGTTTGCTAATTTACCAACCAAGCCGGAAGAGTTCGGATTGGTACTCAAGGGCCTAGCTGAAAAAGCGCCGGAAGAATACGCCAAGCTTGAAGGTGTACTGAAGGCGGCTAATGAGGCTATCGAGAAAGGTGCGCTCTTTGCCGAGATTGGCCGAGGCGGTATGCCTGCTGGTGATTCTGCTGTTGCCAAAGTTGAGGCCATGGCAGCCGGTCTGGTGCAGAAAGATGCCAACTTGAGCAGGATGGACGCGCTGGCAAAAGTGCTGGCCGAGAATCCGCAGCTTTACGAACAGTACCGCAAGGAAACTGCGGTTAAAGCTTAACGGAGGTGAGAGACTGTGGCAACTGAACATTGCGTATTTGATATGAGTTTTAAAGCTGAGAACGATTTGAGTACTAAACAGTATTACTTTGTTGAGTTGAGTGCTGCTGATCAGGTGGATGTTTGCGACGGCGCTACCGACAAGGCTATCGGCGTGTTGCAGAACAAGCCGACCGCGGGCCACGCGGCACAGGTGAGGGTACTAGGTATCAGCAAAGTTGTGTCCGACGGTTCCAGCACGAGTATCGCTGTTGGAGACTACGTCGGCACCGACGCAAACGGCAAGGCGGTCAAGAAATCTACTGACCACGATTTTATTGCCGGTATTGCGCTAGATGCCTCATCTGCCGATGGCACGATTATTCGCGTGCTGTTGACTGGGCCGTTTACATTGAGTGCAACTTAGGTTTGGTAAATTAGAAGGGAGTTGATTAGATAATGCCTAATCCTGTAGCTAGCACATTACATGTAGATCAATTACTAACAAATATTTCTATTGCATATAAGAATCCCGAATATATCGCTGACCAGATCTTTCCGATTGTGCCGGTACAGAAACAATCTGACATCATTCCGCAGTACGACCAGTCTCACTGGTTCAGAGACGAGGCCAAGCTGCGCGCTCCGGGTACGAAGTCTGCCGGCGGTGGCTGGAAAATAACAACTACCAACAAATATTATTGCGATCGGTATTCAATCCGGAAAGAAATTGACGACGAGACCAGGAAGAATGCAGACGCTCCGTTCAACTTGGATCGAGACGCTACTGAGTGGGTCACAGACAAGCTCCAAATGCGCCGGGAAGTTGCTTTTGCAACTGACTTTTTTACAACCGGTGTTTGGGGCACGGACAAGGTCGGCGGTACTGATTTCACTGTCTGGAGCGACTACGCCAATTCCAGTCCGCTAGTCGATTTGGCTGACTATAAAGATGCAGTTGAAGCCTTGATCGGGCGTGAGCCTAATGTATTAGTGCTGGGCAAACAAGTCTGGTTAAAACTAAAATGGCACCCGGATCTGATCGATACTATCAAGTACACTCAGAAGGGTCAGCTAACTTTAGATCTGTTTAAGGCTCTAGCTGAGTTTGATAAAGTGCTGATCGGCCGAGCTATTTATACCACTTCCCCCGAAGGCACTGCTGAGTCCTCTGTAAGCTACAGTCGGATTTGGGGTAAGAATGCCCTGATGATCTACGTTCCTGAGCGGCCTTCGTTATTGACACCTGCGGCAGGATATACCTTCGTATGGCAGGTAGTGCCGAATGCGCTACAATACATCAAGCGCATGAGGGACGAGGAGCGTGAGGTAGACATCATCGAAGGCAACACCTATTTCGATCAAAAAGTTACTGGGGCTAACGCAGGACTGTTTATGAGCGGGGCTGTAGCATAGTTATGGGGGCTAAACAAAGACCAATATCGGTGCCAACTGACCCAGCGTTGTTAGGCTATTTGGCTGGGATTGTTGATGGGGAGGCCATATCCGGATTAGTCGGGCATTTGTCCGAGGCAAATCGCGGAACTGGTCCTTCTCTATTCGCTTGGTAATTACAAACTGCGATCCTCGGCTGATGGCTTGGCTGCAAAATAATATTGGGGGAACTGTCCGAGCGAAAACTGGGCGAAAGCCAGGTTGGAAGCCCACTTACGACTGGACAATCTATTCAGAGAATGCTGCTAGGATACTCCAAGCGATTCTGCCGTATTTGATCGTGAAAAGGAAACATGCAGCGATAGCATTGGAATTGAGACAGCTGCAGGTCGGGTGGAATAGGCGGATACCGTTAAGCCAAGCAGAAGTAGCCGCTAGAGAAGCACTGCGGCAACAGTTGTTAGCGTTAAACGCGAAAGGGGTGACTTGATGGCTGCTAGGAAACGCTATTGGGCTAGAAGACCGTTCACTTATGCCGGCCAGGAATTAGATCGCGGGCAGATTGTTGAGCTCGTGGGCGCACGGAATGATGAAAAGCTCGTGCGCCTCGGCTATTTTGCCCCGGTTGAAAGAAAGGGTGAAACATCTCGATGCGCTGAATGCGGGGCCGAGTTCATCGGACTCACAGAGCGCGATTATCACGGGGATAAGCGACACTCTGGCAAAGTTCTGACGCCGGAGGAAGAAGATAGGCGCTTGGAACGAGAAGAGAAGCTAATGGAACAGTTGGCCCCATTAAACGTGGAAGGCAGGTGAGCTAATTGAACCGGCTAACTAAAGGGAAGGCTTTGGTTGGAAGCTTAGCCATTGATGGAAATCTAACCGTTAATGGAACGTTGAGTTGCACTGGCAACTTTGCAGTCAACACGAACAAATTTACGGTGGAGGCGTCTTCCGGCAATACAAACATTGCGGGGACTTTAAGCGTTACCGGTGCCGCAACATTTGCGGCAAATATCGGTATCGGCACTTTTGCCAATTTCACACCTGGTTCTGCCCCCGGCACTCCTGCGGAGGGCGATGTATATTACGACAGCACTGCCCACAAACTGAAGGTCTATACGGGTTCTGCGTGGGAAACTGTTACTAGCTCTTAAGGTGGTGCTTGAATGGTTATGCGTGAGATGGTTTTAGAGAGGTTGGCGAAGCTGAAAGCCGAGCGCGAACAGCTTATCGCCAACCTCAATGCTTATAACGGTGCGATTCAGGACTGTGAGTACTGGCTGTCAGTACTGGACAAAGAAGGTGAAAGCAATGACGTGGAGCTACGACACGAGCCTGGCGACTGATAAAGACAAGGTACGTTTTTATATCGGTGATACCGACCAGACAGACCAACTTCTTCAAGACGAGGAGATAAACTTCCTGCTAACGGAAACGACAAACGTCTTGCTAGCGGCAAGCCGCGCAGCAAAAGCAGTGGCGGCCAAGTTCTCCCGCCAAGCCGACAAGGCCGTTGGAGACCTGCGCATCAGTCTCAGTCAGAAAGCACAGGCTTACACGACCTTAGCTGCCGACCTAGAGAAGCGCGCCTTGACTTCATCGGCCTACCCGACTTGGCAGGAACCGGAAGAGGAAGCACGATTTGAGCTGGGCATGATGGAAAACAATTCTGTTATATCTGAAGAGGTTGATAGCTGATGGCACTGGAACAGGACTTTTTAGAATGGTTTAACCAAACAGTTACAATTGAGCCGTTTACCGGCGTCAATACTTACGGCGAGCCACAATATGGCGATTCAGTTCAGTATTCCGCTTTTGTGCAACGCAAGACGAAATTAGTGCGGGACAGAATGGGACAGGAGGTTGTAAGCTCAGCGCAGGTCTACCTGGATGGTTCGGTGGATGTCAGTATCCAGGACAGGATCACCTTACCGGATGGAAGCCAGCCGGTGATTTTGTCGATAGAAGCACTTCCTGATGAAACTGGAAGCATACACCATAAGGTGGTGAATACTTGATGAGCACAGCAACCATAAAAACTGCAAACGGCTACGACAAAACGCAAAATGCATTTGTGTTCTTAGATTTCTTATGTAAACGCTGTCTTGATGGTTATGTATACCACGGGTATACGAAATATACGATTGATGCCGAAGCAACCGCATACCTACAGATAAAAACAGGTAACGACGCTGTATGTTTCACGGTTGATTCTATCGTAACCGACGGAGATAAAATGACGCTGAAGATGTACGAAGACCCAACTATAACAGATGGTTCCTCCGCAGTTGCATTAATCAACCGTAACCGTACTAGCTCGAACATGTCGTCTGTAAATGCCTACTCAGATCCGTCAGGAATCTCTGGTGGCACTCAAATTGACGAGTTCTATGTTGGAGGAACTGTGGGGCAAAAAATAGTAGGTGGCGATGTGCTTGTAGTTCAAAAACCTCTTCAATTAAAACCAAATACCGACTATGTCATATCAATCACCAATGATGGCTCCGCAAGCAGCACAATATTAATACGATTCTCAATTATAGAAAGCTAGGCGACATCGATGAAGATAACAGTCGAAATAAAGGACACAAAAGAGTTACAGCGCACCCTAGAGAAGCTGGACAAGCGAGCGCAGGCCGAGTTAAAGAAGGCACTGTATGCTGAGGCAGAGTTGATTATGACAGAGAGTAAAAAGCAGGTGCCGGTGGATACTGGGACGCTGAGAAGTACTGGTTATGTTAAGCAGCCCGAAGAAAAAGGCGATCTTGTAGAAGTTGAGATGGGCTATGGTGGGCCAGCAGCCCCATATGCCATCTGGGTCCATGAACGTACAGAACTGCACCATAATCCACCGACTAAGGCAAAGTATTTAGAAGACCCCGTTAAAACTGCAGCTCCAAAATTGCCTGGAGCACTAGCTAAACGGCTGAGGAAGATTATTAGATAAAGGAGGATAGCCATATGAATCCTGCTTTGGATATAGCAAACCACTTAGAAAGCCAGGGCATAGGGACTGTAGACACAAATATCTTTGTCGGCCCTGTTCGGCCAGCCTCCCAATATATTCCTAAAAATTCGATTTTTGTCCTCGGCACCGGCGGCTATCCCCCCCAAAGGGTGCTCCAGACGGTAACGGAACTTAGGCGCCCTAGCGTACAGATCAGAGTTCGCTGGGACAGTTATGAGGCTGGGCTTGCTAAAGCGGAAGCCATATATGATACTCTAGAGTCTGCAAATATTTCCGGCTACCTGGATGTTGTGGCTGATCAATCGGAGCCTATTTTCTTGGGCATT